CAGACTCATAAGCTTGTAAGTCAAAAATGCCTACAAGATCATCTCCACACATTGCGTATGTCCTTGTTATTAACATTTGGACCAATGCGTGATGGATAAAGCTGGCTAGATCGAAACAGCCTTTGAACCCCATAAGGGGAGCTTTAGATTTGATAGTGGACTTAGAGTTTGGAAGTTGGTAGTCGGCCTCATAGACAACAGGAATAAGGTTCTGTGCCCATAAGGCTTCGAGCGCTGCTTTAGAGCAGACTGGCAAGATATGATCCGTAAAAGCAGATAGATCTGCAGAAACGAGAGCTAATTGCGGAGGTCTAATCGATAGCTTGTTGACTTTCCTACGGAGGAATAGTCGGCCGACTGTCACCTGAGACCATTCGAAATGTAATTTGTTTTCATTCAATGGAACAAAAGGCTCCAGACGGCGGTTAAGCCCCGATGTGAGTGACCGAGCTTTCGCTTGGCCCCTGGACTGGTCTTGCGACGAGTCTTGGGAAACATGTTCCAAAATGGACAGTACACGTTCTCGGAGATCAAAAGCGTTTAGCCAACCATTAGAGTTAGCAATAACGCGAATCTTGCCACCTTTTTCAGGCCTTAGAGAGATTACTCCAATTGGAGTTTCGGGTTCTCCTCTCGACTGGACGATCATCCCGGACTTAGCGTCGTATTCGCGAAATGCGATTGAGGCTAACGCAGCCTGATCAGAAACCTGATCTAGGAACTGCTGCTCGGTGCGCATGTAAGCGCAATCGGCAATTAACGCGGGAACAATGTGCTCCTTCCCTTTCCATATGGAACAGGGCTTTTGAGAGCGCTCAGTCGGTTTGAATTCGGAACCCCTTGGGAACTTATCGAGGATTTGCTCAAGCTTCAAGTGACGAATAAAGTCACTGAAGAAATGTTTGTTGAGCTCTACTACTGACTCATGGCCCCGAGTGGGATCTCCACCAGGATTTTCCACACGCTGAATGAAATCACGCAGAGTGGACCCTCTGGTCCTCCTGTTTGGCTTCAGGAAGATGGCTTTGGGAAAGTTCAGTACCTCGAGTAGCGCTTTTATCTTACGATAGTCTGTCTCCTCGGGTGGGAGCTCAGACTGGCGCTTAAGTTCGTTAAAAACCCATCCGAAGTATCTTGGGAATTCACCTTTCATCCTAAAGTTATTAAACGATAGGGGGTAGTCGCGAGCTAAAACTCGGACACCTTGTATGAAAAGTTGCTTAGCTTTTTTTAAGAAGCCGAAGCCTTCCCTCGATACTCTCCTTTCAGTCGTCCCTACGTATGACTTAATTGCCTCGCGGGGACATCCCACTGACGCTAGTGTAGCGCCAAGATATTGGCATAAAGCCTTTATCTGATCGTTGCATTCAGAAGAAGTGTCGGAATGAACTGACTTAATGCTTGACTTTTGGTCAAACATTGTATTGTCGTTCTCATCTCTTTTGAGAGAGTTCGATGATACCATCGATGTATTCCTCCAAACATTGGAATGCATGAGTACTTGTCCT